CTCGTGTCGAAGGTTCCCCAAACGGGGGTCGTCGACGCCTTCAATCGCGGTCTTACTCAGAAACTGTTTGAGTAATGTCCTATCGAGGTGCTGAATTGCACCTCGACCATGGTAGGATCACCATCTCTAGTGATTCTATCTTCCTCCCCCCTGAATTTGGGTACGGAGAAAACGAAGAGTTTCTAAAACTTTTCGTCCTATCGTATATCAAATTTCTATGTGACAGCCCTCTTGAATTGCAATCACCAAAACCCATCCGGGTTATCATGCGCCTTTACAAGCGCCTGACCACAGAGAACATTCGTGGAGTGATCAAGCAATTCTCCAGCTATGCGGATCAGATACTCTCAGAGGAGTTCTCCCCTCAAGAGTTCGGACCGAATAGTGAGACGTCAATACGTCAATATCATGATTTCATGAAGAATACTCCAATTTTCAAGGAGTACCATTTGTGGACCATGACTGGTCGACCTGATCTCCTGAAATACGTACTAAGCTTCCTCCGTTTCGGGAAGAAGTTAGCCTATGTAGATCGGGATCTAGATACCACCGCGTTTCGCGGTTGGCTTGAGGTCGAGGAGAAGCTGAGTACTTTAACTTTTGGTGATGAGGATACCGCTTCCCTGCGGACAATCATCGCTAGAATACTGGGTCCTTTATCTGTAGACTTTTTGGCGCCGAAGTTCGGCACTGGGAAGGTCTCTGAGGCCCATATCGATGGTGCGTACGACAAGCTAGAATTCTTGTCTACAAATCGTCGTTTAGAGTACGCCTTCCTCAGGCATCGCCCGTTTAGGGGCTCTGATGAGGGTTTCGACGCAGGAAATGGCGTCGTTCGTCATAGAGGATCCTCAGGTGACGTAGCGCGGCTTAAGTTTGTCCCAAAAGACATTACTAAGAGTCGTTCCATTTGCATGGAGCCCAACTCCTTTATGTACTTCCAACAGGGAGTACTACGTTGGGTGAAACGTTCCTTTGATCGTGGAGAAATCCGTAGGTTTGTTACACTACGAGATCAGACTGCCAACCAAAAGGCGGCGTTGCACGGTAGCCTCTACCTAAGCAGCGACACGATCGACCTGAGTTCGGCTTCCGACAGCGTCCATGCTGAATTGGTCCGTAGGGTGTTTCCACCCGATTGGAACTTTTACATGTTCGCCACCCGCACGTCAAGCGTTAAACTGCCTGACGGTAAGGTCGTGAAGGTGAATAAGTTCGCGCCTATGGGGTCAGCTTTGTGCTTCCCCGTCCAGTGCGTTATATTCACTGCTGTGTGTTTGTATGCATACAGCGCCTACATCCAAGGGAAGACTACTGGAACATGGTCTTGTGGGCCAGATGACATAGAGCTAACGCTTAAAAGCATCGCTAGGTCTAGGACTGACTCGACCCCGTTTGGTAAACGGCTAGAGCCTCCAGTAGTGTACGGTGATGACATAATCGTAGACTCTCGTCTTACCGATATAGTCATCTCCACGTTATCTCGTCTTGGCTTCCTCGTGAATCGAAATAAATCGTTCACAGGCTCGATGTCATTCCGTGAAAGTTGCGGGGTGTACGCTTTCGAGGGTCAGGATGTGACTCCTGTATTGTTCCGGATACCTTTTATTCGGAAGGGGAAGAAGTTCGATGCAAAAGTTTATGCCTCTTTCATAGAGAACATAAATTCCATGAGGTCTAACGGGTACCAATCCGTTGCGACTTTCTGGTTATCCGTGTTGAAGGATCAGCGCTTCTCGGCGCCGTTGCCTTTCGTCACAGATTCTGATGCGTTTGGGCTCTTAACAGCGAATAAACACGCTGTGGACCCTAAGTTTCTCCGTGTCAACCATGTGCTGCCCGATGGGCAGTGCTGGCAAATCACCGAGGAACTGGTACAGGGCATTGGTCCAAGGAATACGAAGCAGACTAGGCCTGAGAACCTAGATGAATACTCGTATGACCAATGGTGGGCTACTAGGGTAGAAGAGGATTCTACTCCCAGAATAAAGGGGAGTTCTCCTATCCGGCCGAAAGAAACTCGGCTTCGCGCCACATGGGCACGGTGCGAATAAGACAACTTAAGCGGG